CGCGCCGGCCGCCGGATGGATTACCGAATTTGCGATTCGAAATGGCGCGATATGGGGCCGAGTAGAATGGACCGAGCGCGCCGCCTGCGCCATCCGCGCGCATGAGTATCGCTATATCTCGCCGGTCTTTCAGTATTCGCCGAAGGATGGCGCGATTACGCGGCTGTTGCGCGCCGGCCTCACCAACAACCCGAATCTTTACCTGACCGCGATCTCCGCGGCCGGAGACGAGGAAAGCAAGATGGATGAATTTCTCAAACAGCTTCGCGAGATGCTGGGGCTCGACGCGGATGCTTCGACCGACGACATCCTCAAGCGGCTTGGCGCCATGAGCGACATCGATGCGGCCGCAGCGCATCGCGCGGGAAATGATCCGGCGCGCTACGTGGCAGTCGCAGAGTTTCAGCAGGCGCTCACCGAGCTCAACGCGCTCAAGATGCAGCGCGCGCGCGAGAAGGCTGAATACGCGGTGGACGAGGCGATTCGCTCGGGCAGGCTGGCGCCCGCGCATCGCGAATGGGCGATCGCATACTGCGCGGCGGATCAGAAAGGGTTCGATACCTTTGCCGCACGGCAGCCGGTGCTGCTGCCGGGTGAGCTGAACCTGGGCGGCGATCCGCGCACCGTGCTCTCGCGATCGCATTCGGCGTCGCTGCTAAGCGCGACGGAGATTGCAATCTGCGGGCTCCTAGGTGTTACCGCCAACGATTTCGTGCAGCGAAAAAGTGGCGGCGCGGATTTCCTGCGCCTCAACAAGGAACATTCGGATCCCAATCTCTAACTCTAAAAAAACGGTCCAGGTGAAAAGATGGCGGCACTGACAAATTCCCGAAACACGCCCGAGATGGCTGATGGTGGGCGCATCCGTGTTCTTAACGTCGAGGCTAACACCACGATCTTCCTCGGCAGCATGGTCGCGATCAACGGCAACGGCAATGCGGTCCCCGCGTCAGCAACTACCACCACTGCCAACGCGCTCAAGGTCGTCGGTCGCGCCGAATATGTGGTGAATGGAATTCCCGCGCAAAACGCGGTGAACAATCCCGGGGCGGCGGGTGCGATTCAAATCGCCGCGCGCAAAGGCGTCTTCATGTACTCGCAGGACACTTCGGTCACCGCGCCCGCGGTGGGCAGTCCCTGCTTCGCGCTCGATGACAACAACGTGACTGCGAGCGATCGCGCGTCGGGCGCCTCGGTGCAGCAGTACGCGGTGGCGGGGCAGGTAGTGGCAATCGATCCTTCGGGCGAAGTGTGGGTCGATTTCTGGCATCAGGCGACCGCCGCGGTCTAGGGAATCTCGCAACCAGCAAGGAGTTAGAACCAAGATGGAAGTATCTGCCCAAAATCTGGCCGCGCTATTCACCGGCTTCGATGTGGTTTTTCAACGGGGATTCGAAAAGCCGCCGTCGTATTACGAATCAATCTGCTCGATTGTGCGATCTTCCAGCCGCGTCAGTACCTATCCATGGCTGGGACGCACGACCAAATTTCGCGAATGGCTGGGAGATAGGGTCATCCAGGCACTCGAGGCTCATTCCTATACCATCGCGAATCGCAACTTCGAGGACACCGTCTCCATCGATCGCAACGATATCGAAGATGACACCTACGGCGTCTACGAGCCGATCATCGAGCAGCTCGGATGGGATACCAAGGTGCATCCCGACATGCTGCTCTTTCAGATGATCCAGACCTCGGTGACGACTCCGGCGAGCGTTATCGGTTACGACGGCCAGCCGTTCTTTTCCGCGACCCATCCGGTAGGTCCGCTGGGACGAGCTGACGCTGACTCGAGCGCCTCCAACATCAATAGCTCAGGTTCGGGACCGTACTGGTTCCTGATCGACGCGTCGCGGGCAATCCGGCCGTTCATTTTCCAGCTGCGCCGCGAGTATGCGGTAACGCGGATGAGTTCGATCAATGATGAAGCGGTCTTCAATCGCCGCGAGTTCCGTTACGGCGTCGACGGCCGCGCCAACACCGGAGTCGGACTCTGGCAGTTAGCATACGCGAGCAACCAGGACCTTTCGAATCCCACCAACTACGGCGCGGCGCGCACCGCGATGCGCTCCTTTAAGACTGACGCGGCGATGCCATTCGGGACGCTCGCGAGTGGTAAAGGAATCTACCTCCTGGTGCCGCCGGCGCTCGAAGAAGTGGCGCGTCAGTTGCTGAACTCGGAATTTATGGCAGGCTCCGGCTCCAGCTCGGGCGTATCTACCACTAACATCTGGAGAAACAGCGCAGACCTGATCGTGAGCGAGTACCTGTCTTAGGCAAGGAAGCGAGTAACATGAGTTACGCGACACCACAAGACATCATCAATCGCTATCCCAATCGCGACCTGGTCCAACTCACTAACGAAGACCCGACCGTTACTACCGTGAATACCACGGTGCTGCAGCAGGCGCTGGATGACGCCTCGGTGGAGATCGATGGATACCTGGGAGGACGCTTCGCGCTGCCCCTGACCGACGTGCCGGAAGTACTGAACCGGCTCGCCTGCGACGTCGCGATCTATCGCCTGCAATCGCTGCGGCCGATTCATGACCTGGCCGATGCGCGGCGGCGCTACAACGACGCGCTTCTGATGTTGCGCAAGGTCGCGGCCGGCGAGATGACTCTGGGTGTTGGCGCCGATGGTCAGGAGACGGCCATAGCTCGTGACGCGGAGCGGATTATCGGACCGGTGCGCATCTTTACCCGCAAGACCATGAGGGGATTTTAGGCTATGGGAGTGGTTCTCGACACACCCTGGGTCGGGCAGCAGTTTTCGCCGCCTACTCCGATCGACATCGACACTATCGAGACGGCGATTGTTGCTCGGCTACAAGCGATGGTGCCGGCGATCGAAATCGTCCACTTCCCCGACAACCCGAAGAGCTATCGCCTGACGCATAGAATCGGCGCGGCGCTGGTCGTATATCGCGGATCGGACTACGGACAAGTCGAAGACACGGCGGCGATCATCCAGGAACGCAAAATGGAGTTCGACGTCACCGTACTCATCCGCGACCTGGGATGGAGTGTTGGCGGCCCTCCAGGAGGGAGCTCTCCCGGAGCGTACGCTATCCTGGAAGGGATCCGCGCCGCGCTGACCGGATACCGGATTCCCGGCGCGCGCAAGATTTTCATGGTGCGCGAAAAATTCGTTGAGCGCGACACTGAAGGTGGGGTGTGGATCTACCTCCTTAGCGTGGCGTTGATCACGATGGCCGTGGAGCCCTCGACCACCTGCGACTTCCCGCTCTTCGTCAGGGGAGTGGCTCTGGAAGCTGAGGGGGAAAGCACGGTCACCATCGGCGCGACGCCCTTTACCTTCAACTCTCAGAATCAGGTTCAACTTCCCAACCTTAACATCATAACACTCACAGTCAGTACCTCAGGTGGCTCACTGTTCGTGGTCGGCACCGACTTCACACTCGATCCGGTAAACGGAATCGTTACGCGTTTGGCAACGGGAGGAATCGCGAGCGAAGCCACCGTCAACATCGCATGGAGCTATGCCGACGCGGCGGTAGCTTCCGCGGGCGAATCCGCTCCGCTCGCGTAGTGGTCACAGGTCCAGGCCGGAGTTCAATCTCAAAACACATGGTGAAAAAATGCCAGCAAGCTTTTTACATGGAATAGAAATCATAGAAGTCGACAGCGGCCCGGTGCCAGTGAAAGTGGTAAAGTCCGCGGTCATCGGGTTGGTGGGGACCGCGCCGAGCTGGGCAGTCCAGACTCCCGCGATCGTACCGGCAGTCAACACACCAACGCTGGTGTCATCGTCGCTCGATGCAGCTAACTTCGGGCCGATCGTGCTCGGCTACACGATCCCCTACGCGCTGGCCGCAATTCAGAATCAAGGAGCCGGCCAGGCAATCGTAGTGAATGTGTTCGATCCGACCCGCCACTTCACCGCAGTGGCGGCCACCGCATTTCCTTTCAATGCTCAAGGTGCAATCAACCTTGGCCATATGGGAGTGTCGAATGTGGTAGTTACCAGCGATCCGGCCGGCACCACCTATGTGGCTGGAACGGATTACACTCTCGACCCCGTTAATGGAGTAATCACGCTCATTCCTACCGGGTCTGGAGGTCACATTGCCTCGAGTGCGACGGTATTGGTGGCTTTCAACTACGCCGATCCGACCAAGGTCCAGCACTCTGACATCATCGGAGCGGTTAGCGGCGGCGTTTATACCGGAATCCAGGCCTTGCAGACCACTTACGGGACGATGGGCTTCTTCGCAAAGATTCTCATTGCACCCGGATACTCGCAGTTTGCGGACGTGGCGACGGCAGAAATCACGATGGCGAACACCATTCGAGCGGTTACGCTGATCGATTCACCGCCGGCGACGCCGGTCGCGAGCGCAATCGGCAACCGTGGCGCCTCGGGAAATGCCTTTAACACCTCGAGCAAGCGCGCCATCCTTTGCTATCCCCAGGAGACCTTCTACGACAGCGGGATCGTTCCTACCGGAATAACTCTGAGCACCACTGGCACCCCGCTGACCTCGCAGGTCAACGCGCTTGCGGTAGGTGCCTACTCCTCATGGGTAGCAGGCTCGATTGCTGCCCAGGACCTGGCCAATGGGTATTGGTGGT